TCCTTCACAAAACAATTTTCGCAGGACCACCAAAATTCCTAGAGCGCTAAAGAAGAGGACATTAAAAAAACGTCCTGAGGTTGAAGAATGGTTGTCGGATGCAAGTAAAGAATCTGACAGAGATTCACTTCTTCCTCCTTCACGATCTAATAGCAAGGATGAAATGAAATCTCCTTCTTATTCGCCGAAATCCTCTGTATCTAGTAAACGTTCGTCAATTGAGTCTGTTGTAGATTCTATGGATGAGCCTAGTCCTGAACCAAGACCTCCTTTAGAGAGGCAGCCAACAAGAGAACATGATCATTGGGTCAGCTACTATAAACGCTATCCACCGCGTCCAAAGTATGAACTTAGTAAAAAGGTGGTGAATGATTACAACAAACCTGCGGATTTAACCGGAAAGCCAAAATGGTATCAAACGGCGAAAGAAGCGCAAACCGAAAAAAGAAAGTTGGAACTAGCAGAAATTATGAAAAAAAATGGATTAAAAAATAAAGACCCTCATTTTGAAGGCGGAAAAAAGAAAAAACGTCAAAGTAAAAAAAAGAGGACTCTGTAACGACATATCTCCTCCTCTTTTTTAGATAAAGAATTTATTGGTTTATTAATCCAATAAATTTTTCTCGCTTTGTGTAGGGCTTGAACCTACGACCTTTCGGTTAACAGCCGAATGCTACTACCAACTGAGCTAACAAAGCATTTTTATTTTCACAATAACACAGAATAACTTTTCCTTTCTAATCTACGGGCAAATTCTCATTCTCAGCAAGAGCATTCTTTATCAACTCCTCATTATAACGTTGGGTTTCCTCTTCGTCCGCTGCTTCACGACTATCAAAATCAACAATCTCTTTTACTCCTACCAAATTACCCTCCTCGTCCATGGTCTGTGTTAATACATTTCCTGATTTAGCGGCAAGTTTAATGTTCTCCTCAATCGCCTTCTTTTTAGTATCTTTTACGCGACGATCAAACTCCTGCTTTGCCTTCTCTTCGTTCTCCAATTTCGATTTATGCAACTCATTCAATTGTTCTTCCATATACTCCATACGTCCTGTTTTATACGCATCGGGATCCCAGGGTACCCAAATACCTACTGGTCCTACAAAAATATCGTGATGAGGATCCATTTCGCGAATTTTTTTACACTTCATTTCGGCTTCTTCCTGTGTAGGAAACACACCACGCACCTTAAGACCGCGTACTGAAGTCTGAAACGCGTTCTCGCGATTGAATTGTTCCGTCAATTTATCCTCATGTTTATCCATAAAATTTTTATAATCATCCTCGGTGGAAGAAGCCCGTAATTTTTCCATCTCCTCTGCCTTAAATTCATCAAAGTTTTTCATTACATCATCAGGACGTAAACTGTATTTATAAGACATGAATTGAAGAAATTCACCAAACTTTTCCATTGATTTAGAGAAATCCCACTGTTTCACAAATTCATCAAAAAGGTATACCTCGCGCTTTTTAAGGATCTTCTCTGGTGAAACAAAAGATAAACAAGCGAATTTTTGCCCGGCAATAGGTGGATCTTCGTCGCATAAATCAATATATTTAGGATTGGGTTTTCCGTTGTCCAACACCTTTTTTTCAAACGCCGTCATTTATTATAATATGCCAAGAATTATGTTTAAGTGATTTAGGAATTATTTTATTTATCTATTCCTTCTGGTTTTTTTGTTTCTATAATATATAACTCCGATAATGAGCGGAATGGTTAACTTTTCTGAACTCGTCAAGCGTATTATCAAGTATTTAGTCCTTGGTATTGTTATCTCTCTCGTCGCTGTTGTTATTCCTAAGAAGTCGCTCAATTTAGAAGAGGTGATTATTTTAGCACTTTCGGCTGCTGCTACGTTTAGCATTCTTGACGTGTTCGTCCCCTCTATCGGTGAGAGTGCCCGTGCTGGTGCCGGTTTTGGTTTAGGCGCTAATTTAATCGGCGGCCTTCGTATGGTTGGTTAATCAGTTGTCACCACTTACCTCTATTTAGTAAAATAATAAAATCTCTTATTATTTTATAACATGCCCAAACGCGTAGTTTGCCGTGGAAAGACGCAGAAATCCTGTCGCCAAAATTCCAAAAAGTGCAAGGTTGTTTCCGGAAAGAAAGGCTCTTTTTGCAGAAAGAAGAGCAACAAAACCCACCGAAAGAAGCATTAATAAAATAATTTTTACTTGTATACAATTTAATATTTTTATATTATATTATATGTTATGATTATTGATGAAAAAATTATTTTTATCGTTTTTTTGATACTCATAATGAACGTATTTTACCTGATTTTTCACATGGAAACTTTTGAAAACGAGAACAAAGAACGTATTCCGATTTTGAATTTGGTTTTATATTCTACCGATAATGGCGGTTCTTATGACAAAATGCAGAAAATGACAAATGAATATTATAAAAGGTTCTCGTTTGTGACAACTTATTACTATTGTTTCAAACCTGACTTGGAAAAAAAATATGAATTAGTAGACAATATTTTGTACGTGAAAGGTGACGAATCTTATACGCCTGGTATTTTACAAAAGACGATTGATGCGTTTGAATACTTCAAAGACGAAATACCCAATTATAAATATATTGTTCGCAGTAATATTAGCACAATCGTTCGATTTGATTTATTAGAAGTCGATTTGCGCAATAATGCTGTAGGATATGGATGTGCGCTTTGCTGGAACATGGAATATAATAATAGAAAACACGAATTGCCCGAAAATCTTGTTATTTTTAGTAGTGGAACCTCTATCATTTTTTCCACTGACGTTTTAATGAATATGTTAAATAATAAAGATAAAATTGACATGGGATTAATTGATGATGTAAGTATTGGTAAATTTGTGCAAAATGAAATGCCCGAGGTAGAAATGCAACCAGTTCTCAAAACCACCACAAATTTTGGGTTTCACTTTGTGCCCAATTTTGATGAGGATCGTGAAAAAATCCGTGAGTTAATTAAAGATAACAAGATCATTTTTTTCCGAAATCACAACGGAAATCGAGAACTCGATGCGAATCAAATGCGTATAATCATCGATATTTTAGAAAAAGAACAATTTGAATATAATAAATAAAAACCTTAATCTGATAAACGTTTAATGACATCATCGGTATTATAATAGTCAGGTACATCGTCATGTAGTAAGTTTTTTTTAGGGATCACCCAGTCTTTTAACTGCATATTTAATTCATCACTAGTTCCTTCCAAGCCTGGTGAAACAAAAACGCCTTTTCCAAGAAATCCCGCCATAAAAGAAAACGAACCACCGGTTGATATTACTAATGGTGCAAAATATAAGGTAGCAAAATCTTCCTGAATTGATTGACACTGTACATTTACATTATAATTAAACGAAGTCAAGTATTCTGATAAAGATTTGTTATATATATTACATACTCTTTTGTTTTCGGCATCACATTCATGATCACCACAGTAAACTATAGTTACATTTTTATTGTTGCATTCTTTTGTTGTCTTCTCGAGCGCCATTTTGAAATATTCGTATTTTTGAAAATAATAAACATTGTGTCTTGACATAGGGACGTCCGAACAACGAAAATGAATTACCGGATTATTTACTTTTTTATTTAAATTACTTTTTTCAAACGCGACGTCTAATATACTTTGAGCCAAAGGTTTCATAATAAGCCAAAAATTTTTTCCGTTTTCATTTCTAATTTCCCACGCATTACACGCATCTATGCATGTAGTTGTATTTCTTACTGAATCAAAAAACTCATGGTTGACGTTATTTTCAATAAATTTTTCTCTTATATCATCATAATTATATGGTAATTCATTTGGCAACAATGATATAAATTCATTATCTGATTTTTCTATATAAAAATCTTTTCCTTCACAAATGCATTCACCCAAATTGAAAAAGTAATTTGCTAAATAATTACCTATTCGGCTGGGTGGTTGCGATAAATATTCTCTACCTTCTTTGTTATTTAGAAATAAAAATATACTTAGCGCAAAAAGCAAAAAAACACTTAAAATCAAATAAATATTCATTTTTTTCATCATATATATTATAAATTATAGATTTATTTACAATTTATAATCTTACACTTACAACACGTCCTTGATTTTTTTCCTTATTTCAGTAATTTTATTTTTCCACCATTGGATATTTGCATCCTGTTTGTTTTGCAACTTTTCGGGATTTTCTAATAAACCTTTACATTGTGCCAAAGCATCATCCCAATTTTCCGCAAACACAAACGGTGGTAAAATATCATCGTTATAATAAAAAACCCTCTCTAGTTCGTTTTTGTTACAAACAATTACGGGTATAGCTCCGGCGGCTAATGCTTCGTATATTCTAAAACAATCAACAGAACTATTACCTCTTCCGTTTAGTATAAATATAGTATCACTATAAATCATAAAAGTGTCTGGTGGGCTAAACGGTAGATCTTTAATATTCCAATTATTAGATGTACGTTTAATAAATGTGTCTGGTATATTTTTTTCAAATAAATCGGTCATATGTTGTCGGTCTTGTTTCATAACACCTATAAAGGCACAAGTATATTTTCGATCTTTTGTTTTCTTTGTCTCTATATCCAACGCAGATTTATTGCTCAAATACGTATTTACATAACCAAGCGGAATATGTATGACATTGTCGTATGATTTTGCCTCATAGCCCGGGTGATTATGCTGTCTTAATATTAACTTTGTATGTTCAGCGAGAACCATCCAATCTTTTAAATCACCGAATTCGTCCGAAAGTATTATTATGCATTTGGGTTTAACTTTTTTTACAATCTTTATTGCAGTTTCTAATGGTACAACAGTGGCACATAAAGTCAATACGCAATTATCTATTAAATAGTCATATTCGTCATCTAATAATTTAGAAAATTCCTCATTTGCTAAAGAAACCAAATTTTTATCAAAATCAACGTAATCACGGAACAAATCGTTTTTTAGATAATCGAATTCCCACAAACCCTTGTCCATTACAAATTTAATATCCGAATTGGATTCAAAATTTTCCAAATTTGTCTCAATTGATAATGCTAAACTTAAAATCAAAATAATTAATAAAAAAAGTATTAACAGTTTTGCGTATTTCATTTATAATATAACTAGATAAATTTTATACTGTCGGAAAAAACTCCCAATCCAGGTCCTGACATACCTTTTTCCATATCATATCCTGCTCCAATTGTTTTTCGCGGTCTTTCATCATCGGAATATATGGTAGATATTGAACTTGATCTAAGAGGACACAGAGTTGGTAAAGAGTATATGTATAATTAAAAAAATTAGTACGATTGGCAGGGCAATGCACAGCCCAGGGTTTTTGTATTTCTATAAAAAGCACACATAGTGTTTCGTGTAGTTCCTCATTCATAATAGGCGGTTTAATACCAAAGATGCTATTGATGTATTGGATATGCTCAAAGTATTTATTAAGGCCCAGTTTTCTTAATATTTCGCGCATCTTGTCGTAGTTGATTAATTTCATATCTTTAATGCGCTCTTTTTTGATGCGATTACGGATTGCGTCGATGACTTCTTCAGGAATTTGTGTCGTTTCTTTAGCTTGGAACTGGGAAAGAATCTCTTTAAAATGGTTGAGTCGAATATATGCAGTATATGAAACTTCATTGGGCGGTTCTTTGTTGGTCGGTTTAGAACTATCAATTATGTAGGTAATAAATTTTCCGCATTTTTGGTTATTACAAATGAGAATACCCTCTTCATCTTGCGGAATGAGCTCACCTTGGTAACAAGATTCGCAGATGTCGGAACGAACGACGAAATCCTGGATATTAATAATGTCGCCGTTTACATTTCGCCAGTAATTTTGATAGGAACGCTTGGCTTGATTATATTTGTCGTTGTTTGGGTCGGATGCATCGTCGGTTTTAGCCTTAATTTTAAAGAAAGAATTGAGAACCACTGCATTTTGGTTATTATCACCTGTATTAATTTTCTTCTTTTCTTCAAAATAATCGAATATATACTTGGAATTGTTTAAGAGATATCGTTTTTTCTGTTGCCTTAGGTCTTTTATTTGCTTTTTTATAGCCAAGACTTTGTCGCGAATATCCATGTAGGTATCGATTTCGTTTTCTTTCAATGTTGAAATGAGAGACTTTAGACGTTCTTTTTCTTTTAGCAAATGAGGAATAGTAGTGGTTTCTATATCTTGAAAAGATTGAAGCATTTCTGTGTGTTTTTCGTCAATCGTATTAGTGGTTTTTGGCTGAAGTTTTTTTTGATTTTGATTCATTGGTTTTTCTAATCATTTCTATTTGATTTTTTATATGTTTTGATTTGGGTATTATTATTTTGTAGCAATATTATAATTATATAGATAAATATATGTCAGGAAAAGCAGTAAAAGTAGTCAGAGTACAAAAAGCAGTTAAACCACCACCAGGTGCTTCTAAAAAGTTAAAACCCCCCAAATTTTATGACGAGACCTTGTTTCGAACTATTGCCACTATGATGTTAGGAGGCAAATCCGTCTCTGATATTAAAAATGTGCTTCAAAAACACGATCCAGGATATAGGGAAACTTTAACAACTGCAAAAGGAATCTCTTCTCCTGATTCTGAGTGTAAAAGTGCTTCTGAAAAAGCAAACGAATTCGACAAAAAAAAAGCACCTGCTTATTCATATAAACATTTGGCGCAAAGAGACAATATATTTGGGTTGCCACGTTATTACCCAACGACTGGTTCTCCCTGGGCAAATGCAATGGTTATTAAAAGAGACTCAAATAATCAACCTTTATTTAAAAATGATAGAAACGGAAAGGTGATCCCTGTAAAAGAGCGCCGACGTGTAGATTTGAGCGATGACAGAGAAATTTGGCAAGGGCGATGTGGTCTTTGCTGGATGTGCGGCCTCATGGTATATTATTACGTTACTAATAACAACGTTACTGGTTGTGGAGAATGTGAACATATTGGTGGTATTGTTGCGTCTTTTTTAGCCGGAATGTTAGCAGCAAGTATGCAATTTATTCAAATTCATAATTACGGAACAGCTCATGCTCATTGTAACCAACAAAAATCTGATACGTTGAGCATGAAATTCGACGGAAGAAAATGGATAGTTGATAAAGCTGGAATAAATAATATTATCAATCATATAATAAATGGAATAATACCATATAATTCAACGCCAAACGGAAACGAATACGATCCTGAGTTTTTAAGAGAATATAAAAAAAAGACTACTAATCCCGAACGGCTGAAACAATGGCAAGATGAAATGAGAGCAAGAATACGTGACACTACACAGGAATGGTGTGACGCAGCAAATTTACAACTTGGTCCCAATATCCCAGGCTATACATTATCTGCGAAAAAACTAATTCAAATCATGCAATGGACGACAAAACTAGGAACAAAAGTAAAAGGGGGGGCTGCATTTGATACAAAAGATGATTTTGAATACGTAGAAGTTGACGATGAAGAGGATTATTTTGAAGAAGAAGTAGTCGACGATTTTGAAGACAGGGAAGAGGACTATTTGAATTATAGTGGATATTTAGACAAAGGTTCTGAAATATTTGACTCAATAAATACTTGGCTTGAAAGTAATAAAGAACCAAAAATAGAAGATAAATATAAAATAAACGTTTGTCGTATTTTAAAAAAAGGGAAAGAGTTGGATGCTGATAATTATATAGTAGGAATAATAGATTCATATTTTCAAGCTATGTACAAAAAATTAGACGTTGTCATTCGAGATATACTTTTGACTAATTTAAATGAAGCAATTGATCAACAGATAGGTCCTGAAAATAAAGGGTTATATTTAGATTATATTGAGACTTCAGAAAAAAAAGAAAAAGAAGCAACAGATGGAAAAACAGAGGAAGCTGGTGAAGTACAAGAAAAAGCTGGTGAAGTACAAGAAAAAGCTGGTGAAGTACAAGAAAAAGCTGGTGAAGTACAAGAAGAAGCTGATAAATCACAAGAAGAAGCTGATGAAGTACAAGAAGAAGCTGATAGATTACAAAAAATAAAAAAAGTTTCACAGCCTCCTCCAAGTAGGCGGCACAATACACTGACACCATTACAATTACCAGTAACTTTATCTTCTGTAAGGCAAGGCGGTAAGAAAATATACACAAAACGCAAACGTAATAAAAAAATCTCAAAAAACAAAAGGCGTTATATTAGAAAAACTCATAAATATAAAAAAAACTCGTAAATATAAGAAAAACCACGTATCCAGAAAATATAAATGATTTCGCATAAAACAGATTTACCATCTCATATTCAAATGGATCGAAAGCAATTCCAAAAAATGGTCTTTATCACCAACGCCCTCGACCAAGGTTGGTCAGTCAAAAAATCCCAAGATTCCTATATTTTCACCAAGAAACACGAAAATCGCCGCGAAATATTTCAAGAAAACTATTTAGAAAACTTTATCATTCAAAACACAAATCCGTGGATCTAAAAAATAACACATTAATATATAAAATGAAAAACTTTCATTATCACAACACCGAAAAGCGACGACACAACGGAAAACATATCACTCGTAAAGTAGTAATCAAAGGCGGAAAAGGATTTAAATCTGTTACTTTAAAACACGGGAAACGTAATCGTACCGTAAAACGTACACTGAAAGAAAACGAGATGCATAAAATTAAACAGGGCAAATTTATTAAAGGTCTGTTCGATAATTGCAAATAATATTTACATGCATTATTCGTCCCAAAACACATAATTTTCTAATAATATGACTACGCCGCGTTAGAGGAAGTTGGGTTTTCAAATAACAATTTTATATTTTTGCATATTTATCGTCCCCTCAAAACAGATTATTAGCATTTTTGGTAAGAATATTTTACGTTTGTGAAATTGATGTATTGTAATGCCAATTCATTAATTAATTAATTTAGCAATTTCTCCAGAAATTTTTTTCTCGGCACTGTATATAACTAAGTCGCGCCATGGGTGGAGCTCTTATGCAACTTGTCGCTTACGGTGCTCAGGACGTTTTCCTCACTGGAACGCCCGAAATTACTTTCTGGAAGGTGTCTTATCGCCGCCACACAAACTTTGCCATGGAATCCATTGAGCAGACCTTCTCTGGTCAGGCTGACTTCGGTCGCCGCGTGACCTGCACAATCAGCCGCAATGGCGATCTTTGCTACCGCACTTACCTCCAGCTTGTTCTCCCCGAGATTAACCAGAACATGGGAACCTCTACTTCTCCCCAGGTTTGGGCTCGTTGGTTAAGCTACATTGGTGAGCAGATCATTGCCCAGGTCGAGGTCGAGATCGGCGGTCAGCGCATCGATCGCCAGTATGGTGACTGGATGCACATCTGGAACCAGCTTACCCTTGCCAACGAGCAGCAGCGTGGATACTGGAAGATGATTGGAAACACCACTCACCTTACCTACATCTGCGACCCCAATTTTGCTGCCATCTCTGGTCCTTGCGCCTCCGCCGGTGGCCCCGCCCAGGTTTGTGCTCCCCGTAACGCGCTCCCTGAGACCACCCTCTACATTCCCCTTCAGTTCTGGTTCTGCCGCAACCCCGGCCTTGCCCTTCCCCTCATTGCTCTCCAGTACCACGAAGTCAAGATCAACATTGATTTCCGCCCCATTGGTGAGTGCCTCTGGGCCGTTACCAAGTTGGATGGTGCCGCTGGATCCGTTTCTGCTTCTGCTGCCTACCAGCTGTCCCTTGTTGCCGCCTCTCTCTATGTTGACTACATCTTCCTCGACACTGACGAGCGCCGCAAGATGTCCCAGAACCCCCACGAGTACCTCATCGAGCAGCTCCAGTTCACTGGTGATGAGTCGGTTGGTTCTTCCTCCAACAAGATCAAGCTCAACTTCAACCACCCCTGCAAGGAGCTTATCTGGGTTGTCCAGCCCGACGCCAACGTCGATTACTGTGCTTCCCTCGATCCCACCACTGTGCTTTTCCGCACTCTCGGTGCCCAGCCTTTCAACTACACTGACGCTCTTGATGCTCTTCCTCCTGCTGTCCACGCTTACGGTGGTCCCTCTGAGATTGACACCACCGGCCCTGGCCTTGCTTATCCCTACGTAAATGCGTCTGGCCTTTTCTCATTACCCGGTGCCGCTGATGCTCAGGCCACTGGTTACAATTGGACCAACAACAAACCAGCTGGAGCCTACACTGAGGTTCCTTTCGGCAGTGGAACCGGAGTTGCCGGATCTATCGGTGGATCCACCGTCTCGGATGCTGGTACCTTTGTACTTGCTGAGACCGCTCTTGACATGCATTGCTGGGGTGAGAACCCGGTTGTCACTGCTAAACTCCAGCTTAACGGCCAGGACCGCTTCTCTGAGCGCGAAGGCTCTTACTTCGATGTCGTCCAGCCCTTCCAGCACCATACCCGCAACCCTGATACGGGTATCAACGTATACAGCTTTGCCCTTAGACCTGAAGAGCACCAGCCATCAGGTTCTTGCAACTTCTCTCGCATTGACAATGCTGTCCTTCAGCTTGTTCTTTCTTCGGGAGCCGTTCAGGGAACTGCCACCGCCAAGGTCCGTGTCTACGCTGTTAACTACAACGTGCTCCGTGTAATGAGTGGCATGGCTGGTGTAGCTTATTCCAACTAAACGTACTATGGTGTGCGTTTTATTATTTTTAGTATAAAAAATTAATATAAGATACTATTTCTTATATTAATAAGGAGTTTCTTGCTATTGATTTCATAAAACAAAAGCAATAAAAAAAAATATAAAGAAACACCGTGAATTAATACACATCACTCATGACAACCATAAATATTGTAGAACTTATTGAAAAAATTATTAAACAAAATACGTTCTAATTTTACATCTAATGACCAACAAATGTTTTTAGCGAGTTTTTATTGTTACCTTAATTACAATTCTAAAAACAATTTTGTGATCGATTTAGATAATGTTTGGAAATGGTTAGGGTTTAACCAAAAGTATAACGCAAAACGCGTATTAGAAAAACATTTTATAATTGACATTGATTATAAAAACTTGCTCCTCCGGTCGGAGGAGCAAGATTCTGACGAAAAAAAACACGGGGGGCATAACAAAGAAACCTTTTTTCTTACTATTAGCGCGTTCAAGCGTTTCTTATGATTGCTTGAAACGGTTAAAACTAAGTGATAAAACTTTGGCTAAGGCTCTAGACAAAAATATTGCCTACAATGGATTTTATTATAAATCGATTGTTTCTGACAACTTTTATTATAAACAACAACCAATTTTTGTCTTACAAACTATACTCTAACTATATCACTTTATTCGTAGGGTCGCAATTTTCTGCATCGACCAACCATTGATGAATTGGTTCATTTACTCTAAAATTACAAAATCCCATTATGATACTATAAACGATTTCATCAGGATATCCTCCACAAAAATAATTTTTTACTCCCCAATTCATTAAGTTATCCAAAACAAATACTATATTTTTAGTTATAATAGTAGAAAAATCTTTTTCATAAACCATCAACGTAGAAAACGTTTGCGGAATTGGAATTTCCATCGCACCAATTACATTATCTATATTATTCCAGTGCCAATCCGGAGGGCTTCTGTTATTCTTATCGCTTTTTCCGGGTATTAAAATAGGCTGTCCATTAGAATAATATTCGTCCCAAATAAATTGAAAATCTTTTTTAAATATCATGTCCACATCCAAATACATGGTATGTTCAAACGGTGTATAAAAAGATTGAAACAGTTTGGGATAAAACCCATATTTATGCCACGAAATATCATTGTTTATTTTTTCATGAAGATGCATTTCTAAACAAAACTGTTTTATTATAATGTTTTCTGGCCAAACGTACCTATTTACATCATCTGTCAATACAACTATTTTTCGTAAAGAATCGAATAGCCGGATATTTGTTATTAAACGTATTGCTAATTTATAATATTTGTCTGTTTCTCCAAAAACGCATAGTAAGTACCCCTCTTTGTGATACATATATTATATTATATTATAAAAATTAAAATTTGCCAACGTTATTATTATTTATAAAAAAACAGCATAAAAAATCCCAGCGACTTGTATTTACAATGGCCACTTATAACTCTTCTGCAATCAATACCCAAAACGACCTTTTAATGCGTAATTTAATGGACTTTTATAAAAATAACCAAAATCTCAACAAAATGATGCGTATTATCAATGGAGAATCCAAGATTTCTCTCCGTATAGTAGACTGGTTTGTCACTAATTTTGCCAAAAAAAATTATACTATTTATCAACTTCCAGCAGGACCAGGATCCGCAGATTCTATTCGATTCAAGGTATATAATGACTATAAATTAAAGCTCAAAGCTTATAGCAAACGCCGGTTTGACCCATTTTGTCGCTGGGAAAGAATCACCATACCCTATGATAAAGAAAACTTTATGGAAACAACTATTGGACAACTCAACTTTTTCAAATGGGCGATCGAAAACCGAATTGTTGATTATATTGAAGAACATTATCAGGACATAGAAAACGACATGAATCACCGAAATAGTACTTCAAAACGTAACATCAGTATCGACGACGTTATTGATACAAACGAAAACGGCAAGACGCGTAAGAAGCGCGAAGAACTTTCCATTTCAGCATGTAAATGTATCAAAAAAGAAGAGGTAAAGATTATTGTGAAGTTTAATTAAATTATTATACTTTTTATTAAATCATTTAGAGCAACGCGTATTTTAACTGCCGACTTTATTAGGCAAAGATTCTAGGAATCGTATTGAAAAAATAAATCATTATACTGTTTTTCATTTATACTCATAATATAAATGAAAAACCAAAGTAAGAAACGTGACAAAAAAACCAGGAAAAACAAGAAACGAGGTGGAAAAAAAACCAGGAAAATTAGCACTGATTTAGCAAAAAATAGTACTGAATTAGTTCTGGTCGAGACAAAATTAAGTGAAAATTATTACGAAATTGTTATTACGGCAAAGAAAAGAAAATATCTAGTACGCTACATTGTTCCTGACCACTTTTTATTTAAAACGCCCGACCAAGTATTCAAAAACCCTGAATTTAAGGCGGTTTTATTAGGGGAAAAAACGCCAAGATGCTTGTTTGCAATTGACGATAGTAAAAGTCCAAATAATGGAGCCGTTTATTATATAACCATCTTTGTCAAAGTCCTAGTGAATAAAGAATATCGTTGGTTTGCCATGATAGATTCGGGTAGCCAAGTACAAAAAACTGGAAATCAATTTGATTATGTTTTTTATTCAATAAATAAAAAAAATTGCCAACTGAGCAACGAAAACGAAACGAACGTCATTGTTATGAATAATATGTTCAAAAAATCATATAACGGTGACGTGTGTACAGTAATTTTAAAAAGCGAAGAAGGCGGGGGGGCAGTACAAGTGGTTGATAAAAAAAGTATATATCAATCTATTTTGGTTAATCTTTTTACACAACTACAAACCGATGAGTTATTAAAAGATCAGGGTGTAATTGCTGCTACTGATTATGGTATAGATGAGTTATTTGAAGCATTGAACGATAATTAAAAGAGAGCCGTTGATTCCCAGCAGTTACAGATTTGGATTATAATATTCCTCAAAAGGCTGGACCGGTATCCCAAAACAGAATCTTTGTCTTGTTGCGATAAAAATAATTAAATAACTGAATAACTATAATAAAGCCTTTTTTTATTTTATTATATAAAGAGATGGAAAATTACCCCATTTTTGATAACGAATATGTGATTGAACGTAATTCTGATGTTCACAACCAATTCGAAAAACACTTGAATTATACAGATGGACTAGTAGATTTCG